AGGATCGTGATGCGTATTTTGCCAAACAAGCGGATGCACAGATGGCCTCAGTAGATAACACTTTTATGCGCGAGAACGATCCTCGGATGCCTATGTTCAAAGAACGTAGTTCTAAGGTGACTTTTGGCAAAGGTCTTTAATTTTTTTGGAGCTTAAAACATGGCTTACCCCACTGTCTCAGCACCCTACGGTCTAAAGCCAATCAATTCTATTGATGGCAAGCCCTACGCAGGTGCTTTTCGGCAGATTCCCGTTGCTGCTTCTTTTGGTACTGCTATCTTCTTTGGAGATACAGTTCAAATTGACACTGACGGCTATCTGATTAAATCAACTTCTACCAATGCTGGCACTATTGTTGGCGTTTGCGTAGGCGGTCAGTATGTCAACTCCAGCGGTCAAACCGTTGAGGGTCAGTACATTCCTGCATCCGTATCAACTACAACCAACTATGCTTATGCGTATGTTGTGGATGACCAGCAAGCACTTTTCAAAGTTGCTGTTGTGTCCTCTGGAACAACCATGAGTTCCGCTGGTCGTACCGTAGTCGGCACTAACTTGGCCTTGGTTCTCAACGCTGGCAGCACTACCACTGGTAACTCTGCTTTCGCTGTGACCTTGACAGGCGCTGGTACTACTTCAACTATTCCAATCCGTGTGATTGATGTTGTGCCAGAAACCGCTACTGCGGCTGACACTTACACCGAGTTGTTGGTGAAAATCAACGCACACCAGTACAACAACACCACTGGTGTCTAAGGAGTAACTTAAATGGCTATTTCACGCGCACAACTACTGAAAGAACTTCTTCCCGGTTTGAACGCTTTGTTCGGCTTGGAGTACGCTAAGTATGGCGAGGAACATAAAGAGATTTATGAAACCGAGACTTCTGAGCGTTCGTTTGAAGAAGAAACAAAGCTGTCTGGCTTCTCTGCCGCACCAGTCAAAAACGAAGGCTCAGCCATCGCTTACGACAATGCACAAGAAGCATGGACTGCTCGTTACAACCACGAAACCATCGCAATGGGCTTCTCCATCACTGAAGAAGCTGTGGAAGACAACCTGTATGACAGCTTGTCCAGCCGCTACACCAAAGCATTGGCCCGTGGTATGGCTTATACCAAGCAGGTCAAGGCCGCTTATGTGTTGAACAATGCGTTCACCACTGGCGTAACCTACGGTGACGGCGTTGTGCTTTGCTCAACAGCCCACCCACTGATCTCTGGTGGCACTAACAGCAACCGCCCCACTACTGGCGCTGACTTGAATGAGACTTCTCTTGAGAATGCCGTCATTCAAATCGCAGGCTGGACAGATGAGCGCGGCTTGTTGATCGCTGCCAAGCCCAAGAAGCTGGTCGTTCCTCCTAGCTTGATGTTCGTTGCTACTCGTCTGTTGGAAACCGAACTTCGTGTTTCTACTGCCGACAATGACATCAACGCATTGAAGAACAATGGCTCCATCCCCGAAGGCTATTGTGTCAACCACTACTTGACAGACACCAACGCATGGTTCCTGATGACTGACGTTCCTAACGGTCTGAAGCACTTCATCCGTACCCCGCTGCAAAACAGCATGGACGGTGACTTCGACACTGGTAACGTTCGTTACAAGGCCCGTGAGCGTTATAGCTTCGGCGTATCAGATCCTCTGGGTATCTTCGGATCACCCGGTTCGTCTTGATAAAAAAATGAGAGAAGGGGGCCACAAGCCCCCTTTTCTTTTTGTAAATTTCGTGTATATTTGAATCATTCCGGGGTTCTCCGGCGTATCAAACAGTCCCGGCTGACTCCATGCAGATTGATACGCTTAAACGCATGAAGGAAAAATCATGGCTCGTACTACATTTCAAGGCCCAGTTCGTTCATTGGCTGGCTTTTACGCCCAAGGCCCAAACACAATCATCAATTTAGCCAACGGCACAAACACCGTTACGCTTGATGTTGCAACCTACGCAGGTAAAGTCATTCGCACCAATGATGCAACTTTGGTTATTACCCTGCCAGCTATCAACGCTTCCGCAAATCCAACGACTAGCGGCCCCGGCGAAGATCCCAACACATTGAACAATGTTGGCACTTCATACACATTCTTCATTGAGACAGCAGCCACTGCTGTTTCTATTGCAACAAACGGCACAGACAAGTTTGTTGGTTCCATCCTGATGGTAGCGACTGATGCTGCTGGTGCGACTACCGGCTACGCTCCTGACGCAGCAAACGACTTCATTAACTTGGATGGCACTACCACTGGCGGCGCAGCAGGTTCATGGATTACTGTGACTGTCTTAGCATCTTTGAAATACTATGTCACAGGTGTTTTGCTCGGTTCTGGAGTTGTTGCCACACCGTTTGCAAATTCTTAATCAACCCAACGGGGCTTCGGCCCTTGTTAAATCAGGAGATTGATTATGGCGATGCAATATGACGTAAAACAAGGGCACTTAAACCAAAGCGGTTTTTTTGTGCTTGGACGCAACCGTGTAAAGGGCGTTTCTTTTTATGGCGGTAGTGGGACTTTGGTGTTGTTTGATACAACCGTAGCCCCAGTAACTTCAAGCGTAACTTATGGTCGTAGCAGCACAACCGTAACAATAAGCAAGACAGCTCATGGTTTGTCTACGGGTGCTGTTGTGGGAATTCACTTTGATACTGGCTCTGGAGGCGCTGCTACTGACGGTAATTACACAATTACTAGAGTAGACGCTGACACATTTACGCTAACCGACATAAATACTGGGACTATTACAGGTACTCCAGCGGCTGTTTATGTCAGCGGTGCAAGTCGTTGGCTGATGACTTACGAAACGCACTCATCAGACGAGTTCCAAAATGCTCCACTTATTCCCGGCGAAGGTGTATTGGCAGTAAATGGAATTTATGCCTACATGAGTGCAATTGACGCGGCGCAGATTTACTATGGCTGATAAAAGTTTTAACTTGATTGGTCGCAAGCTTATGATTGCGATCCCTTGTTACGATGGCAAAGTAAACATCAGAACTGCTTTTGCCATTGCAGAACTCGTTCCCAAGTTAGACAAGATGGGTGTGCGATTAAACCTTGTACACCTGTCTGGTTGCTCAATTATTACCAAAGCTAGAAACAAGCTGGTTCGTAATTTCATGGAATCAGATTGCACAGATTTTTTGTTTGTGGATTCTGATGTTGTGATTAACACGGATGCTGTTACTCGCTTGCTGGCGCTGTCATCAGACAAAGATGTTGTGGCTGGATCGTATCCACGCAGATCAAAAGATGCCAAATTTTTCCTTGATTTTTATCTAGACGAAGATGGTCAATTAGAGTTTGACGATCATGGATTGATGAGAGTTGAAAGTGTTTCCACTGGATTCATGCTTGTTCGCCGTCATGTGTTTGAACACATGATTGAGAAGCATCCTGAATGGCAATACAAAGGAGATGGAGATGGCGAAATAGAACACGCCATCTTTGACTTTATGATTCTTGATGGTCAATACATTGGTGAAGACTATGCTTTCTGTTTGAGAGCTAGGACTGAAGGATTTAAGATTTATTTGGATCCCATGATTAGTCTTCCTCATATTGGCACAGAAGAATTTACAAGGGACTTTGAAAAAGATGTTTTGAGGCCGCTTCTTAAAGAGCGTTCAGCGCCGCAATTGAAAGTTTCAAATGGCTAGTGCAGCATGGCAGAGAAAAGAAGGCAAATCCGAGAAGGGTGGCTTGAACGCCAAGGGTCGCGCCTCTGCCAAGAAACAAGGGATGAATCTGAAACCTCCACAACCAGAAGGCGGCAAACGGCGAGACTCTTTCTGCGCAAGGATGGAAGGTCACAAAAAGAAGAATACGAGCGCCAAGACCGCAAAAGATCCAAATTCGAGGATTAATAAAGCTCTGAGAGCATGGAACTGCTGACATGGACATCAACACTATTTGGTCTGCTGGTCTGTCTCTTGTTATGGGAGCTTTGTGGTTTTTCATCAGAGAAAAATTTGATGAATTGCAGCGATTGAATATTTTGTTAAATAAAACACGCGAGGAGATTGCCCGTGATTACGCGACTAATGCAGAGGTTCAGAGAATTACTGACCACATTGACCAGCGGTTTAACCGCCTTGAAGCAAAAATTGACCAACTTATTCAAAAGGGATAAATAATCATGGCACTCAGCAAATTTCAACAGGCTTTTAAAGATGCTCGCGCAAGTGGCGAAACTGAGTTTGAATTTAACGGCAAGAAGTACAACACCAAGTACAAGGAAGAAGGTTCTGCCCCTGCAAAGAAGGCGGAGCCTAAAGCCAGTCAGGAATTTCCTAAGACTCCAGCGCCCAAGTACGACGACTCCAGCAGTATTAAATCTAAGCCTTACAAACACAAAATGCCTATAACAAGTTTTTTTGAAGGTATCCGTGAGCGCGGTAAAAAAGATTTAGAAGAGCGTGAATTAAAGCATGGCGGCAAGGTCAAGATGGCTTCTGGCGGCTCTGCTTCCAAACGTGCAGATGGCATTGCCCAAAAGGGTAAGACTCGCGGAAAGATGTGCTAATCATGAACGAAGACGACAAAAAAGCGGCTGAATACCGCAAGCAGGCCAAGACTGGCGGCACAGATGCTGCCGCACCACCTGAGGTTATGCAAGAAATTGCAGACCGTAAAGCTGCTGCCAAGGCTGCTAAAGCACCAACAACTAAGACAACTATGGGAAAGAAATTTGCCAAAGGTGGAAAAGTTTCCAGTGCTTCTGCCCGTGCAGATGGTTGCGCTCAGCGTGGTAAGACCCGTGGAATGATTGTCTGACTATGCCAGCAACATCTGCAAAGCAAAAGAAATTCATGGATGCTGCGGCGCACAACCCGGCATTTGCGAAAAAGGCAGGCATCCCTGTAAAGGTTGCCAAAGAGTTCAGCAAGGCCAGTAAAGGCCAAACTTTTAAAGGTGACAAAATGAAAGAATCTAAATCAATGACAAGGAAAGAAGTTAGCTTCATGAAAGCTAAAGGCGCTCCTAAGTCCATGATTAAACATGAGATGGCCGAAGAAGGAGAAACCAAGAACTATCGTTTTGGCGGTGCGCTTCGTAAAATGAAAAGTTTTATGCGCGATAAAGTTGCGCCAGCAGTTAAAAAAGCCGCAGCAAGTCCAGCAGCTCAAAAGGCAGCGGCAAGCCCAACTGGTCAAAGGCTTAAAAACTTTGGTGGCGCACTTGGTAAATTTGCTCAAAAAAACATTGCCCCAGCAGTAAAAGCAGCCGCATCACAAACATCTACCCGCACTGCTTCAGCACCTAAGCCTACTGCTTCTTTGCGTGACGGTATTAAGAAAATGGGAAATTTTGCGCGTAATACTGTTGCCCCAGCAGTAAAAGCAGCCGCAGCAAGCCCAATGGCTCAAAAAGCCGCAGCAAGCCCAACTGGTCAAAGCATGAAGAGGTTTGGCCGTGGGATTGGAAGAATTGCTGAAAAAGCAATTGCTCCAGCCGTAAGATCCGCTACATCAATGGCAAAATCGGCTGCACCTAAAGTAATGGGCGGAGCCGCAAGCAAAATGGGGCCACAACAAGGTCGTGCCGCAAGTATGGGCGCAGCTACAAGGTCAGCACCTGCTATGGGCGGTATGGCAGCAGGAGTTGCCAACGTTTTGAATAAAAAGATGCAGCCAGCCCTTCGCGGAATGGCTGCTGGTGGTAACGTTACCAAGATGGGCTCAGTAAAGACTGCCAAGCCTTCTAGCGGTTCAGCATCTAGACGCGCCGATGGTATTGCTCAAAAGGGCAAGACCAAGGGCAAGATGCTGCAAAAAGGCGGGAAGTGCTGAGATGAGCAATGAAGGTATGTCCATTAGATTTTGGAATAAAGTTTCCAAAAAAGAACCAGATCAATGCTGGGAATGGACGGCTTACACTTTACGCAGTGGATACGGCTGGTTTTATACACCAGAGGGGCCAAAAGGCGCTCATCGTGTTGCTGCATTTTTAAGTGGAATTATTCCTTCAATTGCACATGAATTACACATTTTGCACAAGTGCGACAATCCTAAATGCTGTAATCCAAATCATTTGTTTTCTGGTACAAATGCAGATAATGCAGCAGACAAAGCCATGAAAAAACGTGGTCGAACATTGCCAAAATTTGGGGCTGACAATCCAGCATCTAAATTAACTTTAAAAGAAGTTAATGAGATTAAAGAAAAATATGCAAATGAAAAACTAAGCCAATCAAAACTGGCAAAGGAGTATGGAGTGAAGCAACCATCTATTAGCAAAATTTTGAATGGTATTCGATGGGGAGCAGTATCTTGAGAGCAAGTCGCGGCATGGGCGCAATTAGTCCTTCCAAAATGCCCAAGGGGGTGAGGAAGGCTAGGCGCGACGACACTGACTTTACACAGTACGCTGAGGGCGGAGAGGTGTGGTCAAAGCCGCGCCCTGAGTCTTTAGGCAAACCAAAGAAACTGTCATCAGCAAAGAAAGCCAAAGCTAAAGCTGCGGCTAAAGCTGCTGGACGGCCTTATCCCAATTTAATTGACAACATGAGAGCCGCCAAATGAGCTACACCACTGGCACATCCCTCTTCAATATGGAGTTCACCGAGATCGCTGAAGAAGCGTGGGAGCGTGCTGGCCGTGAAATGCGTTCGGGCTATGACTTGCGTACTGCTCGCAGGTCAATGAATCTGATGACAATTGAGTGGGCTAATCGTGGCCTGAATATGTGGACGATTGAGGCGGGTTCATTCCCTCTGACACCCGGATTGAATACTTATCCGCTGCCATTGGATACTATTGATCTGCTGGATCATGTGATTCGCACAGGGGCAAACAGTTCATCCACACAGGCTGACCTGACAATCTCGCGTATTAGTGTTTCTACCTACGCCACTATTCCAAACAAACTGCAACAGGCTCGGCCTATTCAGGTTTGGATTCAGCGTTTGTCGGGTGAGACAAACCCCACTACGCTGGTTACAAGTGGAAACGTTACCAGCACGGCCACAACAATTACCCTGAGTTCCACTGAAGGATTGGCCTCTTCTGGCTATATCAAGCTGGACAATGAGGTGATTTACTACGGCTACATTTCTGGTAATGATGTTGGAGGCTGCTTCCGTGGGCAGAACAACACTACTGCTGCTTCGCATACGACTGCTACGGCGGTGTTTGTTTCTCAGCTTCCTGCGGTGACAGTTTGGCCTACGCCAGATAACTCAACATCGTATGAGTTTGTGTATTACCGTATGCGCCGCATCCAAGATGCTGGTTCGGGCATACAGATTGCAGACATGAATTTCCGTTTCCTGCCTTGTGTGGTATCTGGTTTGGCCTACTACATTGCCATGAAAGTACCTGAATTGATGCCCCGTATGGAGATGCTCAAGCAGGCATACAACGAGCAATTTGACTTGGCGGCAGGTGAAGATCATGAAAAAGCGCCGTTGCGATTCGTCCCGCGCCAACAATTTATAGGTGGGAGTACGTCCTAATGGGGAGTACCTATGCTTCTGGTCGGATTGCAATTGCTGAATGTGATCGGTGTGGGCAAAGGTTCAAGCTAAAAGCTCTCAAGACCGAGGTGGTCAAGACCAAGCGGTACGAGTTAAAAGTTTGTCCTGAATGCTGGGATCCAGATCATCCTCAGTTGTTGTTGGGTATGTACCCTGTGGAGGATCCTCAAGCTTTGAGGTCGCCGCGCAGAGATACGACCTATGTAACGGCTGGTGTGAATGGTTTGCAACTTACTCAGGATGGCTTTGGCGGTTATCCGACTGGTGGTTCAAGAGACATTCAGTGGGGGTGGTATCCAGTAGGTGGAGCAAGGGATTTTGATAATGCTTTGACTCCAAATAGCTTGGTTGCAACGACAAGTGTTGGTACAGTAGAGGTTAATCCGACTTAGGAGTGAATGATGGAAATAAAAAAAGTTCGCGGCATTGCAAAATCTGAAGCAAAACGTGCTGTCAAAGGCCATGAAGCTTCTATGCACGGCACAAAAAAGATGGCTAAAGGTGGCAAGACTAACCTTCAGATGAAGCAGCTTGGCCGTGGTTTGGCTAAAGTTGCTAATCAGAAAAAGTCTTCGTTCACCTACAAGCGCGGAGGCTGATATGGGATACAGCAAAAAGATGATGGGTAAAGAAGTTGGCGATGCTGCTACTTATGCAGCGCCGCACAACATGAAGGGTAAGGCAGAGCCTATCCAATCTAATCCCGGCAAACGTGCGCCCAAGCGTGACAACGAGCCTGACTGGACTCCATTGGATGGCGTTTCAATTGGTAGCAACAATGCTGTTAAGACCAGCGGTATCAAAATCCGTGGTACTGGCGCAGCTACCAAAGGTGTTATGGCGCGGGGCCCGATGGCATGAACTACGCTGATCTTGTCCTTGCTGTTTCTGACTACTGTGAGAACACGTTTCCCACGGTAGACATGAACATCATGATTAAGCAGGCTGAACAGCGTATCTATAACACTGTTCAGATAGCTAATCTACGCAAGAACATGACTGGTACTGTTACCGCTGGTAATCCGTATCTGTCTGCGCCTGATGATTTTCTGTCTGCTTATTCATTGGCCGTGATTAGCGGAGGCGAGTATCTTTATTTGCTGAATAAAGATGTGAACTTCATGCGCGAGGCGTATCCAAACACGGCTGCTGCATATCGCGGCAAGCCTAAACACTATGCCATCTTTGGCCCACAGTCCACGGCAGTCACTGAGTTGTCGTTCTTGCTTGGCCCAACGCCAGACACGACCTATTCAGTTGAATTGCATTTCTACTATTACCCAGAGTCAATTGTGACCGCAAACACAACATGGTTGGGTGATAACTTTGATTCTGCTCTGCTCAATGGAACTTTGGTTGAGGCTATTCGCTACATGAAGGGCGAGGCAGATATGATTAAGTTTTACGAGGATATGTATCTTCAGTCGATTGCTCTGCTCAAGAACTTGGGTGATGGCAAGCAGCGTATGGATGCTTATCGGGACGGCCAAGTACGGACACAAGTTCAATGAGTATTGTTCAAACACAAACCACATCGTTCAAGGCCGAGTTGTATCAAGGCATTCACGATCTGACTACAGACGTAATCAAGATTGCCTTGTACACAGCAAATGCAAACTTGAACGAAACCACGACTGTGTACACCACTGATGCGGAGGCAAACGGTGGAAACTATGCGCCGGGTGGTTTGGTGTTAACACCTATTACAGTGAATAGCTCAGGCTACACGGCATACGTTGGGTTTCCAAATGTATCGTGGACTGGTGCTATCACTGCTCGATGTGCATTGATCTATAACTCTACGCAGGGCAATAAATCTGTTGCTGTGCTGGACTTTGGCTCTGACAAAATCTCTACAGCAGGCGGAACATTTTTAATCACCATGCCGGAGAACACGGCATCGGCGGCACTTATCAGGAGTTCAAATTGATCGTTACCACCACAAAAGGCGAAATGGATGATTCTTTGCTTGAAAAGCGAGAGGGTACTGTGGACAACGACAATGAATTAACCACTTGGGTTGAGTATTGGCTGGAAGGCGAGCTTGTTCACCGCTCCGCCCATGTGACCCTAAAAAAAATGCCACCGATTGGCGGCGAAGCAGCTTCAATAGCGTAAAGGAAAAATTATGGCTAATACCCAATCAATGTGTACTTCTTTTCTGGGTGAAGTTTTGACCGCCACCCACAATTTTGGCACTGCGCCTGTACGAGCAACGGGCGCTGCTGATACGTTTAAAGCGGCGCTGTTTTTGTCATCCGCCACCATAAACGCAGCTACAACTGCATACACCACCAGTGGTGAGGTGACTGGTACAGGCTATACCGCTGGCGGCGTGGCAGTAACTAATGCAACTGCGCCATTGGCTAGTAACAGTTCTGCGACTGCTGGTGTGGGATATTGGACTCCATCGGCAAGCATCACATACACGACTGTGACTTTGACCACGGCGTTTGACTGCGTTTTGATTTACAACTCAACACAGAGCGACAAGGCTGTAAGCGTCCACACTTTTGGTTCACAGACCATTACTGCGGGTACTTTTACTTTGACCATGCCTGCAAACACTACGTCAACTGCCTTGCTGCGCTTGGCAACTACTTAAAGAGGTAGTCCATGTCTCTCGGCTGGGGTGACGGCGCGTGGGGCAGTAACGGCTGGGGCGGCACTCTTGATGCAACGGGGGATGAAGCAACAGGAGCCGTAGGAACGGTCACGCCTAGCCTGACTGTTGCTCTCAGTGGGGTTCTAGCCTCAGCAAATGTTGGTGATGTTGTTGAGACAAACAGCCCAACTGAAGACGGCAATATTGCTTATGGCAGCGTAGGTAACGCAGCACCTGTTCTCACAATTGCGCTAACTGGCGTTTCTGCCGCTGGCGCAGTAGGTACGGTCACCCACAGCAAAGATGTTTCTCTGACTGGGAACCTTGCAATTGGAAGCGTAGGCACAGTTTCTCGGGGAGAGACACAGCTTGCTTTAACGGGGGACGCAGCAAACGGAGGCGTTGGAGCCGTTTCTGTGGACTCAACCAATGCTGTAACTGGTAACGTTTCCACAGGCTCGGCTGACACGGTTACCCCTAGCACATCGGTTGGATTAACTGGCGTTAATGCTTTGGGAATTGCGGATAGGGTTATTGTCCCAATCCCAAGCAATCAGGCGGATGGTGCAGTCGGCACAGTTGGATATGAGCTGGTAATTGAACTTAGCGGAATATCTGCAAGTGGTAACGTTTCCAGTGTGTCAGTTGGCGATAGACAGTTTGGAATAACTGGAAATCAAGCACAAGGATCTGTTGGTACTTTGATTGCTGTCTATTGGGCAATTATTGACGATAGTCAGGTTCCGAACTGGGCGACAATCAACGATACGCAATCAGCAGGCTGGTCAAATATAGATGACACGCAGGCCGCAAACTGGCAAAATGTTGGCAACCCGCAGACTCCCGGCTGGTCGCTGATTAATGATGAGCAAACCCCAAATTGGGAAGAAGTAGTAACTTGAAAGAGCAGATGCAAGTTTACAAGATCACCAACAACGTAAATGGTCACGGTTACATTGGGATAACTCAATGTTCTTTGGCAAAGCGTTGGCGGGAACACTTGTGCGCTGCAAGGACTGGGAATGATAAACGTCTGTATAGGGCAATGCGCAAATACGGAACAGATAATTTCAGCATCGCCGTCTTGTATGAAGCCTCTTCTTTCCTTGAATTGCAAGTGGTAGAGCGTGGCTTGATTGCGGAGCATGGAACCCATGCCTCCAGCGGCAAAGGGTATAACTTAACATCTGGCGGAGAAGGCAAAGACAGAGTTGACCAGTTGTTTGGAGAAGATGTTTTAGGCGCTGTTCTTACAGAGGAGATCGTTGCATTTGCAAGAGATCCACGGCACTGGAACGTTTCCAATGCAGATGTGCTTGCAATGATTGCTCAAAAATTTGAGTTGAGTTGCTCAATTGACACGCTCAAAGATGCAAGGAATGGCAGTTCATGGACACACTTGGATAAGCAGCATCCTCCGATCAAGCGTGGTCGGGGTGTGCGAGATGATGTTGTGTCGGAAGAAATGCGACAAACACAAAAAGATACATTGGCAAAGTATCATGCAATTTCAATTGCTGCATCTGCCAAAGCACGGCTTGGAAAGCGTGGCAATCATGCAAAACTTTCCGAAGAAACAGTGCGTGATATATTTTTCTATACGGACTCATTGTCTAAGACGGCAGCAAAATTTGGCATTAGCAAAAAAATGGTTTTGTTAATTAAACAGCGCAGGGCGCACACATATTTGACCCAAGGACTTTAAAAATGACAACTGCATACACTTCTTTGCTTGGCTTGGCTCTTCCAGTTACGGGAGAATTAAGTGGTGTTTGGGGCGACACCGTAAACAATAGCATTACAACTTTATTGGATTCAGCAATTGCTGGTACTCAGACAATTACAGCCGACACCACGCTGACTACCACCACAGGCTCAGCTAATACATCTCGTCAGGCCATTTTGTTGTGTTCACCTGCTTCGGCAAACATCACAATTACAGCTCCTGCACAGTCCAAGATTTACACAGTTATTAACACATCGGCTACTTATACGGTGACTGTTCGTGGCGCAGGCCCGACCACTGGTGTGATATTAGGCGTAAGTGAGAAGGCGGTTGTAGCTTGGAACGGGTCTGACTTTGTTAAGGTTAGCAACACAACTGGCGATGGCACATTTGCCAACCTGACCGTTACAGGTAACACCAGTCTTGGAAATGCCGACACTGACACCATTACACAAGCAGCTTCTTATGTAACTGGCACTCAGCTTAAATCAGCTAAGACAGATACCAATACTTTGTCTCTTGCTGCCTATGATGTAGACGGGACAGCTTACACCGATCTAATCACTCTCACGGCAAGTAACACACCCACGCTGGCGCTTACTTCCACAGGTGTTGGCACTATCAATAATATGTCTATTGGTGCGACAACAGCATCAACTGGTGCATTCACTACTTTGTCGGCTACTGGAAACGTAACCCTAGGCGATGCCACCACCGACACTGTGACGGTGAATGGGTATATGGGGGTGGGTGGTGCTGCAAGTCCATCTATCGGTGTGCGTATACAAAATACAGCGTTAACCAGCACCTCTCAAGATGGAATCCAATCTGCGCCTGTTGGCACAAGCGCGGCAACCACTCAGGTCAGGGCATTCTCAGCGCAGCCAAGCACTGCTGCGGCGGCTTTTACCTGCGCATCTGTCTATGGCTTCCGCGCACTCAATGCAGTGCTAGGCGCAGGCTCAACCATCACCAACCAATACGGGTTTTACGTCGATGACCAAACCCAAGGCACAAATAACTACGGCATCACCTCGCTGGTTTCCTCCGGCACGAACAAGTGGAACATCTACGCATCTGGCACGGCTAACAACTACTTTGCGGGGAATGTGGGGATTGGTACTGCTACAGTCCCATCGGTGAAGCTAGAAGTTGCAGGAACAGCTAGTACCACACTCGTCAAGAATACTACGACAACTGCCGCTAACGGATTTAACGCTAGTAGTACGGGCGGCAATTTCTATTTCGGTATCGACTCTAGCACCAACAACTTTTATTCCACAGGTACGCCATACGGGAGGGCTATTTATAGCGAGGGTGCTTACCCGATGGTGTTTTTCACCAACGCCACCGAACGTATGCGTATCGACTCCAGCGGGGTTCTAAATGTGGACATGACAGGCACAGAAACTGGAGCAACAAACGGCTTTCAGTTTTTGTCACCTGCTGGCAATGGTGGCTTAACAATTTATTCCAGCGCCGCTATTAGAGATCAAATTACATTTAAAAACAGTGTTACCACCGGCCCTGCTTCTGGCACTGCTTCAGCAATTGGTGTCGCATCTGGCGCAATGACATTCAAGACTGGCGGGTCAGATCGTATGACCATCACATCCGCTGGCAACGTGGGGATTGCTGCTGCTAGCAATGCGTATAACTTTAACGCCGCAAACAGCAACACAACGACTGGCGCAAGCCAATATTCAATTGGTGTCACTGCCACCCTGTCTGGCACTACATTCTCTGCTTCGTTTTTAAGTTCGCTGAACATTCCCACAGGGATAACAGCGGTCAGTGCCGCAGGGTTGCGAATTGTCAATCCAACTCTTAGCGGCACAGGTGCTATTACCAACTGCTACGGTATTTATATTGATGATCAAACATCGGGAGCAAGTGACTATGGCATCAGGTCATTAGTTTCATCTGGAACCAACAAGTTCAACTTGTATATAGATGGCACTGCTGCTAACTACTTTGCTGGTAATGTACTTGTCGGCGAAGCATCTGCTGGTGTTGGTGGTTTGAGTGTTTCAAATGTTAAAAATATCAACTTTGTAGAATCTGCAACTACTGCTTACGCAACCATATTCCGCCAGGCATCTTCCGCAGCCTTGACTTTAAATTACGGTTATGCGTGGAGTAGTACAGCAAGCTCATGGGCAAGTAGCATTGGTTCGGCTACTGCACGTTCATCAATTGCTGTCGGCGCAGCCTTTATTCGGTTTTATACAGACGCATCATCAACCGTAGCAGTTGGTACTAACATCACGCCAACTTTGCGTGCAACCATCGACTCCGTTGGTAACTTGCAAGTTCAAACTGGTGCAGTCATGCCTTATGCACCTGCACCTGCGTCAATCAGTACAACTGCAACACTGACCAATGCAAACATTCAAGCACAAATTATCAACACCACTGGGACAACATACACAGTGACAATGCCTCTTGGCACAACATTGGAAACATTGGCTTCTTGGATGACAACAGGTATTGGATATGACTTCTATATTGTAAATACAGCATCAGGAACAATCACTTTGGATGCTACTGAAGTAGGTGTCACATCGGTAGGAACAAT